TAATCAATCCGTTAAGGAATGTTGCCAAGTCTTTTCCAAAATTGTCAGCATGATGATATATGCTTTTCCAATCAATACTTTCAAGCGCATTAGCCAACTTATTACTAATCATCCGGCCAATATCCGTGAAATCAGATTTTGCAATTGCATCTTTGAACATCTTTGCTAAATCTTTCATAGAGTTTGGAACTTCAATGGTTTCAAACATTTCTGACGGAGATGGGCCTGTGTATTTCCCATTAGAGCCAGAATTACTTCCATCATTCTTGTCGGTATTAGGCTGTAAAACATTTAATTCATCAATTCCGAGAAGATAGTTCTGTAAGTCTTTCGCTTTTTTTGTTGTATCTTTTATTTTATCGCCGGTATCTTCAAGGCTCTTTCCGTAGTTGTACCAAGCTTTTTTCGCTTGTACAACACGACCTTTTCCAGTGAGAGCAGCGGTGAACTGACCAACTGCATTTAAAGCACCGGCTATCATGTCAATGAACTTCGATATATATGGCGCAACGACATTTACTACTGGTGCAAATGCTGCAGCCCATGCGTTTTTCAGATATAGCAAAGAAGTAACCATACCAGATATGCTCTTGTTGTATGCAGAGCTGTATTGAACCAGATTGTCGGACCCGGCCTTAATTGCTTCTTTTATCTGACTGATTGCTCCGAATATGGTCGAGAACATAAGGGATGAACCGAGCATTCTTCCCCACGACATTCCTTTATTTCCGCTATTGTTCACACCAGATATCATTTCTTTCAATGTTCTGAATGGATGGATTGCCTTGCTCGCCATACCTCTTGCATTCTGAATGGCTTTTGAGACATCGTTGAACGACTTCTTCGCGGAGTTAATTGATTTCGCAGAGCCTTTTATTCCGGTAAGGGCACGTTTAAATGCGCTTACTTTTTCTGTACTTTGAAATGCCTGATTTTTGATGCCCTCATATTGTTTTAATGCTTTGGTTGCCATCAAAATATCTTGGTACGTGTCTTCTGCGGAATCGAATTTCCCTAAGTGAATTTCGCTTTGCATGGTTTCTCTCAATTGCGAAATTTCTCTTTTGATTTTACTGATTTGTTCATCAATAGCGGATGTATCAGGAGCTTTCATTTTAGTATTACTTGCATCTCTAATTTTCTCTTTCAAAGAAGAAATGCCTTTGATAGAACCACTTTCATCCAACTTCATGAAGTCCATTACTTTTGTAGGCATACTGCCAATTGATTTTCTGAAAGTATCAGAAAACTTTTGCAGTGCTGGAAGTTGTCCATCTTCATTCATCTTGAATGAGTCTTTCATCATTTGCGGAAACTTATGAAAAACGGACTGCTTAGATACACTATTCATCTTATCTGCTGTATCAGCAAGGCGATATCCAAGCTGTTGTGCATCGTCAATTGCTTCTTTAGGAACAGATACCTTTTTCAAGTTATCGCTTAAGTCCTTTGCATTTGTAGATGCTTCCTCTATAATATCCGGGACTTTTTCATCAATTGCTTCTTGCGAATCGCTTTGAGTGATAGTAATTTTACTTTTGGCAAGTTCATTCGCCTTTTGCTTCTCGATTTCAAAACGCTTGATAGCTTCTGTACCATCATTGATAGCATTTCTGTATTGATTCATCTGCATAATAGACCTATACCAGTCTTTACCGCCCATTTCATCAGTACCAGAAAGTGCTGCCTTGTCAGCAATGCTTTGTTTCATGCGATCATATGCACGTTGATTTTTAGAAACTTCATTCCGTAAATCAGAGATTCCCATAGAAGAAAAGTCAGTCGTCAATTTAGAATTGGCGAATTTCTCGTTGATTTCAGAATACGGTAATGCCGGAAACTTCAAATCCGTTCTGTTTTTCTTTTGCGAATCTGATCGTTGACGTGTGATTTCTCTCGAAAGCGATGCTGCTTTTTCAAGACCGGACGTATCCAATCCAGCTCCAAACAACTCAGAAAAGCTTTTTCCCGTGTCTTCAATATTGTGCATTGAAGCCGATAAATCCGTAGATTCCGTCTTTGCTTTTTGAATCCCAGATACAATATCACTTATACCGTCTGCCACGCTTTCATAAGCAGAATCTTCCAACCAGTCCGGTTTATATGTACCTTTGCTAGTTTCGTAAAACTTTTTAATAGCATCGTTAAGCTGATAAAATTCATCTTCAACATTATTTACATCTTTTAAAATGCCAGGGAATTGTCCTTTGAGTTCTTGATATATTGAATCTAATTCAGTTCCAGACGAAGTGCTTATCTTCTGTTTGAGAACACCGCTTCTATCCTTATATGAATCACCTAAGGATTTTGCAGTAGCCGGATGGATCTTGATACGCCCCATTGCCTTAATGGTTTCATACAATCTCTGGTAATCATCGGATGTTGATTTTGCAATAGATCCGTTTTTAGACACCAATGCTCCAAGAGACTTCATATCCTTGTCTAGTCCCTTGTATGGGTGACCGGAAGTTTCCGCAAGTCCCTTAGAAATTTTACTGGTGAGAGCTTTTACCTGTTTCTGCACATCCGCTCCGGCTTTATCGAGGTTAAATCCGCTGATAAGGCTGTCAGACAGTTCTTTTCCAGATTTCTTTGCGGAATTTTTCATTGCACTTCCAGATAACAGCTTGTCAAAATCGACATTCTTAAAAGAAAATCCACCCTGAGCCATAAGCATAACTTTTTCAAGTGAATCTGCAACTCTATTAAGTTTCTTTTCCATCGTACCTAGTGCACGATTAGCATTGTTCGCTTCTGTTTCTACCGCTATCTCAAGTCTATCAATTTCATCTGGCATATTCGCTCTCACCTACCTTTAATCATCGAATTTCTTGTTAATGGCACTAATAAACTGCAAAAACTGCGCTTCTCCAACATAAGAATCTTCGTTTGTTGTTTCTTCTTCGATTTTCTCATTTCCCTTTAACAATGGATTTTCAGGATACGAAACTTCTTTTATAAATGCTGATGCAATTGCGCATTGTACATAAGAACCATGCAACCATGCACTATATTCAAGTAGATCGCATTGTTCCTGTGTTTTACGTTCATATTCTTTTGCATATGCATTTATAATCTTTGGAGTAAGCTTGTAAAAATCGGTCATTGGAACCCCGCTACGAATAGCACGGGGTAACCAATAATCCTGTATAAACTGCGTGCAACTTACGATTCTGATTCCGTTTTCGCTGTCTTCTTCTGATCGGCTTTGGCTTTCTTCTCCGCTTCTTCCTCTTCTGCCTTTGTCGGCATTCCGAGCATCTTTCGGAAAAAATCAGATTCATACACAAGCTCCATAAAAGTATTGGACAGCTCAACGATTGTTCCACCGCCAAGAATGTGCTGTTCAACGATATGCTCAGCTTCTGCACGATCATAGCCAACTACTCCACATACAAGTGCTACAGCCAGTAGCATATGCTGTCTTTTCTGGATTGCATCAACAATAGAAAAACCCTGCTCTTCAATGTGTGTGTATGCACCAATCTGTAATTCCTGTACTTCGTATGTCTTTTTGTTAATCTTTACTTTCATGTTCATTCTCCTTAATTAAAAAAATAAAAAGGGAGGTTTCCCTCCCCTTGCTTACGCTGCCGGTTCAACATCAACAACGACTTTTGTAGAATTTGAACATTTAATAGTCATGCCGAGTTTTCCGTTTACTTCACCCTCTGTGATGCGTACGGAATGCTGTCCATCCCATTTTGCAGTTCCAAGTGCACCGTTTCTTCCAAGTTTTAATCTGTATTTCAGATCCTGTAATGAAAGATCGTCAACTTCCTTATATTTTGCCGGTGAATAGTTGGCTGTAAATTCCATTCCATCCATCTGCTGAACGCCCAGGATGAATGTCTGCATTTCATCGGACATATCAGTTACATCGATCTGTTCTGGATCACCGCCGAGTGCCGGGAACGTAACGATCGGTGTTAATTCTGTCCATGATGTTCCATCTTTTGAATACTCTAAAGTCGTTCCAATGGTTGCGTAAGCTTTTCCGTTAGCTGCTGCCATAATATACCTACCTTTCTACCGCTTAACTAATGCGGTCAGCGAATGCCTCCTAATGGCATCCGGTAAAATTACATATTAAAACAGGGAGCTTTGTGCTCCCTTAGTTTCAAATTTCTCTATTTCATCTACCGCTGAGACAAGTCTTGTAAATCTTGCCACTGCACGATAGATACTTGTGTCTGATGCATTTGTGACAGGCTTCGGACCGTATGTACGGCGATATCCCATCATTCGCATTGCATCACAACATTGATTTATGATATTCCTTGTTTCCGTGTTGCTTTTATTGGAATAACACTGAATCTCAATTACAGAAGTTACGGCGTTTTCGTTATTCTCCAAATCCATACATGCATCTGGATTATCAATTTGAACAACCGACACTGCCGGGAATTCTGGCGGTGCTTTACTGGAATAATTAGATACATTCTTACAAGTTTCTGCCACATATGTTTTTATGTTAGTCAGGACTCTATTCGATGCGTCAATCACTTCCAAACACCTCCCTTGCTATATCGGCTATAGTATTCATGCTTCGCAATTCAGAAGCAGTATTGTACATGAATGGTCTTGACGGCATACCTTGTGTCCAATGCCATGCGCCATCCTTGAAATAATGCCATCCCTTTTCACCGTGTTTGTTTGTATCATATTTCCATCCAACAATCGAAGTATCTGGATGAGAATTTTCGGATCCAACAATACCAGTACCAAATTCAACGAATTTCGCCCACGGGCACGCCGTATAAATGCAATACGATGCGCCGTTAGATACAATGTCGCCCGGTTCAAGATCCATGCTATTAAGCAGTTCGCCGGTATAGATTGCTTCTTCGCTTAAGATATTTGCTTTTGCAATAGCAACACCTTCCTCAGCAAGACGCCGTGTGAATTCCTCACATTTTTCTTGCAAATCCATTCGATAATCATGTATCTGATCTGCCAACTCACGAAATTCTCTAGCGGATAATCCCACTTTGTATCTAGGCATTTTTCTTCCTCGCTTTCAGGGCAACTACCAATTCGTTTAATCCATCTGCTATACCGGCTACGGTATAATCAGCTGATTCTTTATCGACCGTACCATCTGCATTCAGAGCCGGCTCAGACTTCCAAATAAGAGACTCTTCTGCAATAGGAAGTTTCTGAACCGTTGATAGCGTTCTGGTGTAGTCCAAATTCGTTCCAAATACATCGGCATAGGCATTTCCTTTGCTTGCCGATAAAGTAGCGAAAAAAGAAACAGGAGAACCATAACCACTGTCATAATCTCCCGTTTCATCACCATTCTCATCCAGTATCGGATTCCCTTTTCCGTAATTCGAATACCATAATTTTGTTTCATTTTTCTTTAAGTTTCTCAATGTGCTATCCCTCCACCATCATTGCACATATTTCCCTGCGACCATCCCGGCAAAATCACCGCTTTGGTCACGCACAATCTTCTTACAACTTTACCCTGTTGCCGGGAGATAATTGGATCACCAAACCTTTCTTAAATCAGTGTGCATATCGCTACCAC